GGTAATACACCTTCTAGTGATTTGATGACTTATGTTATTGGTCCAGGCAAAGCATATGTTCGTGGTTATGATATAGAAACCATTTCAAATACTAATCTTGATGTTCCTAAAGCAAGAACAACTGCAGAGATAAAAGATATTGGTGTAGATTATAATACAGGTTCTCAGTTTATAGTAAACAGGGTATTTGGTACTCCTAATGTTGGTTTAGGAACTACTTCTTTTGTCTCTTTGAGGGATCAAAGAATTGGTGGAGTATCAGATGCTGCTAGTGGTTCAGAAATTGGTAAAGCGAAGGTATATAATTTCTCAGCAGAATCAGTTAATTTGAGTTGGGATAAGCAAGATGCTAACCAGTGGGATTTGCGTCTATTTGATATCCAAACATATACAAAAATAGGAATAAGTACAAATATTACCATTTCCCTACCCGCTCGCATTACAGGCGATTCTAGTGGCGCTGAGGGGTATCTAACAAGCGCAGTGGCTAATGGTGATGAGTTAACCGTTTATTGTAATAGTGGTAATTTTGTAAAAGATGAGTCATTTAAAGTTAATGGTATTGATGTAGGTCCTATTGTTAAAACTGTTAGAGATTATGGTTTGAATGATGTATTCTCTGTTTATTCAAATCCTGGTGTTGGACAAACATTTAATGCTGATTTTGATTTAACAAAAGTTACTACTCCAATCGCAAATAGTTTTGTTGGTAATAATCCAACATTTGTTGTTACTGCTGCTGATCAGGGTATTTCGACAGTAACAAGTCCAGGAAATAACTTTGCTGGTATTGTAACTGTTGGAAATTATATTGGTTATTCTATCTCTGGATTTAGTACTGAGACTCTTAATAGAGTTACTGCTGTTTCTGATGATGGAGCAAATCTTACTGTTGCAGCAGCAACAGATGTTATTGGAGTAGCAGATGGTAGTCTTCCAACTGCAGAGATAAACACTCTAGCATTAGGTGTTCGTTCTCTTGATAATGTACTAAGGGATAATAATTCTTTTGTTACTCGTTTACCTAAGTCAAACGTTAATGATGTTGATATACTTAATTCATATTTGATTGTTAAGAAGCAATTTAGAAATGTAACTGTAGCAGGTAATGAAATTGCTACTGGACAGTTTAGTATAGGTGCTGATTTCACTTATGAACCATTTACACCACAAAGGTATATGGTTACCTATGGTGATGGTAGACGTGAAGCATTAACTGCGGATCAGATACAGTTCAGTGGTGGGATGAAGAACCTTAAGTTCGTAAATCTCTCTGTTGCTGCTGATAGTCAAACTAGAGTTGATGTAACTCTTAAGAAAAATAATCCTTCTTCTAAAGAGAAGAGGTGGGCTACTAATAATACAATTATTACACGCTCTAATAATGTTGGTTCTGGTACTACAAATCAGAGTCTTCAGGATGGTTTATCATTTAGCAATCTTTATGGTACACGTGTTCAAGACGAAGAAATTTGTTTGAATATACCTGATGTTATGAGGATTCTTGGAATATATGAATCCAATGATATGGCTGATCCTGATTTGCCATCTATCACAATGGCGTCATTATCAGGTCCTAATGGTACAACAGCAGATCTAACAGTTGGAGAAGAAATTATATCTACAAATGGTTCTGTTGCTAAAGTAATAGAAATAACCAATTCGACACAGATTGGAATTACATTTATTAATAGAACACCAATTCAAATTGGTAATGTAGTAACTTTCCAATCATCAGGAATTCAAGCAACTGTTACTGCTACTACTGTTGGTGATAGAAATATAACAGATAAATTTGCACTTGATTCTGGACAAAGATCTTCTTTCTATGATTATTCAAGGTTAATTAGAAAGACTGGACAAGAACCACCAACTAATAGGTTGAAGGTTGTATATGAAAATTATGTTGTTCCTGCAGATGATACAGGAGATATCTTTAGTGTTAATAGTTATGATGCAGATAGATTTGATGATGATATTTACTATCTTGATTCTCAACTAACACAGAGATTAACTGATTATATTGATATACGTCCTAGAGTATCAACATACGATCCTACAACTGCTACAAAGTCACCATTTGAATTTGATTCGAGGGTATTTACTGGTGAAGGACAAGCTTCTCCTAATATCCTTTCGGATGATGAGAACTTAAATGTAACATTTACTTATTACCTACCAAGAATTGATAGGATATTCTTAACAACTAATGGTTCTTTCCAAATACAGACAGGAATTGCTGCTGATGAACCTGTTGCACCTGAACCTGTAAGTGGTGCATTAGATATTGGAACTCTAAATGTTCCTGCTTATACTTACGAAGCTGGACAAGTTCAAACTCTCCTTAGGTCATATAAGAGATATCGGATGTCCGATATTGGTAGAATTGATCAAAGAGTTAAGAATCTTGAGTATTACACATCACTCTCATTATTAGAGAATGATACTCAGAATATGTCCATTAAAGATGCTAATGGATTAGATAGATTTAAGTGTGGATTCTTAGTAGATAATTTCCAAAATGGAGTTGCTCAAAGTAAATTAGATCCTGATTTTAATGCTTCAATTGATAAGTTGAAGGGTGAAATGCGTCCAGAACATTATACAACTGCAGTTGATCTCCTTTTAGGAACTAATGCTATTATCGGTGTTGGACAGACTGCTGACCCATCACAAGATTATGGATTTGCAACTGATTTAATAGGTACTGGATGTCGAAGAACTGGTGATTTAGTTACTTTAGATTATAGTGAAGTTTTAACATTAGAGAATTCCTATGCGTCTAGAACAGAAAATGTTCAACCATTTGCTGTAATTTTCTGGAATGCAAATATGGAATTAAATCCATCCTCCGATGTTTGGGTGGATACTAGAAGAATTGATGCTAGAAATGTTAATATTGAAGGTGATTTTGAAGATACTATTCGTGAGACTGGTGCTGATGAGAATACTGGATTGATATCAACAGTATGGAATTCATGGCAAACTGATTGGGTTGGTGTAGATGTAGCAACAACAGTAAGAAACGAAACAAGAACTGATGTACTTAATAATCCTCCAAGACAACGTGTTACACGTCGTATTCCCAATCCTGGTAGAGCTGGACAGAGAATAGTTACTGGTGTTAATTGGATTACAGTTGGTTCTCGTGATGTAAGAGTAGAAGTAACTGATACAACAACTACTACAAGTACTAACCAATCTAGGACAGGACTTGCTACAAGAGTTGTAGAAAGGATTGATTCAGAATCTCTAGGAGATAGAGTTGTTGATCGTGAGAATATTCCATTCATGCGTTCACGTAACCTTGAGTTCATTATTAGAGATGCTAAACCAAGGACTCAAATGTATGGGTTCTTTGATGGACAAGATGTTTCTGCATTCTGTTTCCCTAAACTTTTAGAAATTACCATGACTAGTGGTACTTTCCAGGTAGGGGAAGAAGTTTGGGGTAATGGAACTGGATTTGTTGGTAATGCTGGTGGTGATTTAAGGTTTAGAGTTGCAACTCCAAATCACAAATATGGCCCTTATAATGCTCCATCTGATGTTTATACTGTAAATCCATATGATGATAATCAAGGAATTGCAGAGGTTTATACTTCTACATCAACTATACTAAACGTAGATACATTTAGTCTACAGTTACAACCACAAGGGCAATATTATGGATATATTGCTGGTGGTGCAATGACTCTTAGGGGACTTAGCAGTGGTGCAGAAGCAACACTTACTGTTTCTCGTTTAATAACTGATAATGTTGGTACTCTTATTGGTTCATTCTGGATACCAGACTTAGAAAATGAAGATCATCCAGAATTCACTGCTGGAACCAAAACATTAAGATTTACATCTTCACCTGTTAATTCACTAATTCCTGGAACAGTATCAACAGCTGTTGATAAGAATTATGAGTCTGCTGGTACTATTGAGACTCTTCAAGAAACTATTATCAACACAAGAAATGCTGATATTGTAACTGAGAACCTAACTGATAATAGAGTTCTTACTGATGTCAGAAGAAGACAGCAGAGAAGAGATGCTGGTGTGATAAGAACAAGTACAACTAGGGTAGCACAACAGTTAGTTACTGAATTCTACGATCCACTTGCTCAAACATTTGATGTTGGTAATCCTAATGGAGTATTCTTAACTTCTTGTGATTTATTCTTCTCAACTAAGGATGAAGAGCTTCCATGTAGTGTAGAGATTAGAACAGTTGAATTGGGAACTCCAACAACTACTATTATTCCATTAAGTAAGAAAGAACTTCTTCCTGCAGATATTAGTGTATCTACAGATGCAACTGCTGCTACTAGATTTACATTTGATTCTCCAATTTATTTGGAAGGTGGTGGTAAGGAATATGCAATTGTAGTTGTATCTCCATCCACTGAATATAATGTTTGGATATCAAGGCTTGGAGAAGAGGATATTTCATCTCGTGGATTGGGAGAATCCCAAAAAGTTCTGATTACTCAGCAACCATATCTTGGTTCATTATTTAAATCACAGAACGCTTCTACTTGGACACCTTCTCAGTTAGAAGACCTTAAATTCAGACTTTATAAAGCAGAATTTACTGCTGGTACTACAGGTACTGTCAATTTCTTTAATCCAGAACTTCAGATTGGAAATGATGAAATTGTAACATTATCTGCTAACCCAGTTAGAGTACTTTCTAAGAGAGTAACACTTGGTTTAACCTCATCTATCGCTGATACTATTGATACACTTGGTATTACAACTGGTGTCTCTATTGCTCAGACAGGTTCTGGAGTATCAGGTGGTACTGGACGTATTATAGCAATTGGTGGTTCAGTTGTAAGTAGTGGTTCTACTGAATCTCTATTAGCGGTTAACCCTGGTGCTGGATACACTGTTGCTACTACAGAAGGAATACAACCATACACTCTTACTGGTAGTGGTTCTGGACTTGAAGTTACTGTCCAGGTATCTACTGCTGGTTCTGTTTATCAGGATCCTAATAATAAGGCTGGTTTAGTAGGACTTGTTAGTGTAACTGATGGTGGTAGAGGTTATAAGATTGGTGATGTAGTTGGTATTCCAACTGCTGCTATGAATGGTATAGGAACAGGAGCACAACTCTCTATTGTTTCTATTGGACATACTAATACATTATTCTTAGATCAAGTTCAAGGTGACTTCGTTGCTGCTGGTGCTAGTATGACTTATGTTACTAACACGGGCATCAGGTCTGAGATTAATGGTGAAGGTGCTAATGTTACCATATTGAATGGACAAGCGATTAACGATCCATTATATGATGGTAAGACAATTAAGGTTAATCATAGAAATCATGGTATGCATGAGTCTAACAACCTTGTTAAGATACAGGGTGTTGTTAGCGATAATGCTCCAGCATCACTAACTGCTGCTTATGGTAGAGAGAGTACTGGTGATATTTCTATCAGTGCAGGTACAGCATTTACTTCCTTTGAAAATGTTGGTGTTGGTTCAACTAATCCAGGATACCTTAAGATTGAGAATGAAATAATCAAGTATACTTCAGTTGATGGTAATACTATTAGTGGTATTACAAGAGCACAAGAAGGAACTCTTGCATTCACTCACCCAATAAATGCTCTTGCATATAAGTATGAGTTTAATGGAGTATCTTTAAGGAGAATCAATAAGACTCACAATATGTCTGAGGTGGCCAATCAGGGTTCTCATCCAATAACAATGGATAGTTACTATGTTGGTATTGATATGGGTGAAACTTCTTCAGATGGTGTTGCTATTGGTACTAATAGAAGTAATAGTGCTAATGGATTCCCAAGTCTATACTTTAACCAGACTAAGACTGGTGGTGAAGAAAATATTCAAGCATCACAGAATATCCAGTTTGAAGTCTTAACACCTAATATTCAAACTCTTTCTCCTAAAGGAACTAATATTAATTCCAGGGTAAGAACTGTTACTGCAAGGAGTGTTAGTGGTGTTGAAACATCCTTTGTAGATAAAGGATATTCATCTATTGTTCTTAATGAGTCCAATTACTTTGACAATCCTCGTATGATTGCTTCTAAAGTAAATGAGGATAGTAAATTAACTGATTTACCAGGAAGTAAATCATTGAACATTCAATGTGACTTGGATAGTAACGATCCTGATATATCTCCTGTGGTTGATATTGATAGGGTAAGTGCAATTCTTACAACTAATAGAATTGACGATCCAGTTACCGTCTTTGCTGATAATGATTCTGTTAAGATTCCTGGTCAAGATCCAAATTCAGCGACTTATGTAACTAAGAATGTAGGACTTCAAGTTCCTGCTACAGGAATTAAAGTTCTATTCTCTGCTCATAGAGCATCTACTTCTGATATTAGAGTTGCATATGCTCTCTATAGACAAGATGATGCAGAAAATGAAATGGTTTATCAACTCTTCCCTGGTTATGATAATCGTGATGAGAATGGTGCTGTTGTAAATGTTAAGAGTAATTCTGGACTTCCAGATGCTTATGTACCTCCTGCATCTAATAGGGCTGATTTCCGCGAGTATGAATTCACTATTGATAAATTGAAAGAATTTGATGGATTTAAAATTAAGATTATGATGACTGGAACTAACCAGGCTACACCACCTAGAGTTAGAGAATTTAGGGCAATTGCTTTATCATGATACCTGTAAAAGATCATCACGCTCTTTATAGAGATGAAAATTCAAATGCAATTGTTTCTACTGATATGACTGAATACAAAAAGTATATTGATGCTCGGAATCAAAAACAAAATGAGAGAGCAGAATTAGATGAACTTAAAGATGAGATCAAAGAAATTAAGGAAATGTTAAGGAGTATTGTCGATGGCTACTAGATCCTTTACTTTTGACTCGCAATCTGATTATCCACCAGTATCTGATCTGGTAATAAACGTTGGTGCGTCATTTACTTGCACATATACTGTTAATACTCCTGCTGGTTCAGCGTATGACTTTACAAATCATACACATTTGTCTGGACAAATGGCTAAACATGTAGGAGCAGCAGCAACTTGTACTTTTACATGTGGGTTTACTAGTGCTTTTGATGGTAAGTTTCATATTGGTTTAACTACTACTCAAACATCAGAATTAGCAGATGGTAGATATTTCTATGACGTAAATGCGAAGACTGGAACAACGGTAAATAGAATAGTAGAAGGACAAATTATAGTTAGAGGTGGTATATCTTCTACCCTTTAATAAATAATTAAAAATTGGGAATATGGCGAAGCCTGCTTCTAGATCCGAACTTATAACATACGCTAAGAGGCAACTGGGTGAGCCGGTAGTCGAAATTAACGTAGCGGATGAACAGTGTGAGGATCTACTTGATGATGCCTTCCAGATGTTTCAGGAGAGGCATTATGATGGTGTAATGAAGATGCCATTGAAATACAAATTTACTCAAGATGATATTGATAGAGGAAGAGCAAGAGGTGGTAATAATTCAATTGGTATAACAACTACAACTGCAAATTCAACTATTGTTGGAACTGCAGTTACTTTTTCATATGAAGAGAATTCGAACTATATTCAATTACCAGATACTATAGTTGGTGTTGAGAAGGTTTTTCGGTTTGATGGTTCGAACACGATGACGAACAATATGTTCAGCATCAAGTATCAACTATTCTTGAATGATGTATATTATTGGGATTCCTTGGAATTACTTACATATTCCATGGTGAAGACTAAGTTATCTGATATAGATTTCTTGTTGAATACTGAAAAGCAAATTAGATTTAATATTAGACAAGGAAGGTTGTATCTTGATGTTGATTTTGGTGAAATTACTGCAGACGATTATTTGATCATTGATTGTTATCGAATCTTAGATCCATCCGATTTCACTAAGGTTTATAATGATAGATTTGTAAAAAGATACTACACTGCTCTATTGAAGAGACAGTGGGGACAGAATTTAATCAAGTTCCAAGGTGTTAAACTTCCTGGCGGAATTGAGTTAAATGGACGCCAAATGTATGATGATGCACAACTTGAAATTGATAAGATTAATGAGGAAATGCTACGTAGTTATGAGATTCCACCTCTTGATATGATAGCATAATGGCATTAAATCCATTCTTCACACAAGGGACTCGTAACGAGCAAAATCTTCTTCAATCTCTCAACAATGAGATGATTAAGATGTATGGTGTTGAGTGTTATTATATACCTCGTAAATATCTAACTACTAATACTATTATTAGAGAGGTAGTGCAATCTAAGTTTGATGATGCTTATCCATTAGAAGCATACGTTAATAACTATGATGTCTATCAAGGAAACGGTAGAATCCTGTCGAAGTTTGGTGTTGAGGTACAGGATGATATTAACCTCGTCATTTCAAAAGAAAGATTCGAAACATATATCCATCCTCTTATCAGAAATGAAACGGGAATTAAATTATCCACCAGACCAAAAGAAGGAGATCTTGTCTGGTTCCCACTTGACGATAGGTTATATGAAATCAAATTCGTTGAGCATGCGAAGCCCTTCTATCAATTAAAAGAACTCTATGTCTACGAACTCCAGTGTGAAGTCTTCCGTTATGAGGACGAAACGATTGATACTGGAATTGGTACTATTGATGACGAAACAGAAGAAATTGGATATAGTCAAACTCTCACGCTTACTGGTGTCGGAACAACAGCTACTGCTGTCACCACATTTAGAAACGGCGGTGTTCAGTTCATTGATCTCATTAACCCTGGAAACGGATACAGGGCAACCCCTGTCGTTGCAATTTCTTCTGCTCCAGCTGGCGGCATTACAGCTACTGCTGTAGCAATAACAACTAGTAAGATAGGACTTACTACATCATATGCTATTGAAAGTATTCGTATAACTGATCCTGGTGAAGGATATACTGAACCACCACAAATATCATTCCAAGGTGGAGGAGGAACAGGTATTGCTGTAACGGTAGGCATAGCAACTACAGGAACTATTGGTATTGTTACTATTACTGATGGTGGTGATGGTTATTACGGAACTACCCCTACAATCACCTTCAGTGCTCCTGGAACAGGCGTTACCGCACTAGGAGAGGTTGTAGCAGTTGGAGGTACTATACAGTCTGCTAGACTATCCAATGCTGGTTGTGGGTACACTGATGTACCAACAGTTACTATTAGCAATCCAGGATTACTTGGTTCTGGAGACTTCTACTTTAATGAGGAGGTTACAGGTGGAACCACAGGTACCAAAGCACGAGTTAAATCCTGGGACGCAAGTACTAAGACGCTTGTGGTCGGCATTGCAACAGGAACATTTGGACCAGGAGAGTCTATTACTGGCGACGAATCAGGAGCAGTTTATACTCTTGCAGTGGATACTACTGACGATCTAGTGACAGTATACGCAGATAATGATACAATACAATCAGCGGGAGATGATATACTTGATTGGACAAGAGGAAACCCATTCGGAGAAGCTTAATGGAAAGTCAATATGGTTATTATGATCCTGATGGGGATGCGGATTGGTTCCCACCAAATCCTTTAGATTCTATGCCTGTTGCTACTGATAAAGGTGGTTCTTTTGATTGGGAAGATACTGCACCTTCAGAATATGAACCTAAAGAAGAGGATGAAATGCCAGTAGGGATGTTGGAAACTCCTACCTCAGTAAAGAATCCAAAACCACAAAAGAAAGAACCAACTATACATGAAGAAATGTATAAAATTGCAACTGCTAGATATAATCCATTTTCTTTAGGTGGTTCAGAAAATTGCGATTCTGACGTTACCTGTAATATAGGCGGGTCTGAGAATCTAAATAGTAGATAGTTAAATCGGTATTATAGTCTGTGTTTGAATATTTCTATCATGAGATCCTGAGAAAAACCGTTATTGGTTTTGGAACCCTCTTTAACAACATTCAAATTAAGCGCGTCGATAGCAGTGCAAAAACTGTTAGCGTAATGAAGGTGCCACTTGCTTATGGTCCAATTCAAAAGTTCTTAGCAAGAATTGAACAAGCACCAGATTTGAAAGGAGCACCGACTTTAACACTTCCTAGAATATCTTTTGAATTTAGTGGATTAAGTTACGATCCAACTAGAAAAGTAACTCAGACACAAACTTTCTTGACTGCACCTATAGGTGAAAAGACTAAAGCAAAGAAAGTTTATATGCCTGTACCATATAATATGACATTTGAACTTAATGTTCTAGCGAAGGTAAATGATGATGCATTACAAATTGTTGAACAAATTTTACCATATTTCCAACCTTCTTATAACTTAACCGTTAATTTACTTTCATCCATTGGTGAGAAAAGAGATGTACCTATTGTCTTAGACAATGTTTCTTTCACTGATGATTATGAGGGAGATTTTTCAGAACGTAGAGCTTTAATCTACACACTAACATTTACTGCAAAGACATATCTATTCGGACCTATTCCTTCTGCTTCTACTGGATTAATTAAGAAAGCGACTATTGATTACAGTACTAGAAAAGGTAAGGACTTCAGAAGAGAGGTTCGCTATAGCGTTACACCACGTGCTATTAAGGATTACACTGGTGATGGTATTACATTCCTTGCAGAGAATCTTGATGACAAGGAAACTCTTGTTACAGTCGGAGATGCTTCTGGATTGTCTGTAGACAATAGAATCTACATTGATACAGAGACTATCAAGATTAAAGAAATTGACGGCAATAACCTTGTCGTTAAGCGTGGTGAAGATGGAACATCTGCAGCAGAACACGTAGAAGGTTCTACTATAGATCTTATTGATACTGCTGATGATGCACTCATTGAAATGGGAGATGACTTCGGATTCAATGAAACTACTTCATTCTTCCAAGACTTTAAGCAGTATAGTCCATCTCAAAATGCTGATGTTGATGCATAACCATGGCAGATTTCACCTCATTAGAAGAAACATTTGATGTAGCAGCAGAAATTGTTGCAGACACTAAGAAGGTTGGTATCCAAAAACCACCCGTAGATCGGGATAAGACGGATATCAGAAATGACTACGAATACACAA